ACCCCACACGATGCGGTATGTTTATTCCAACGAAAATGACACAAAAAACGCTGCCCAAAAGCAGCGGCCGTGTGCCGCACTAAGTTTTGACGTTGCAAATTTATAAAAAAATTCTTTACCATGCTGCTTTTGGCTTTTAGATTTAAATATTTTTAATCTTTCTCATCCACGCGCTGTTGTCGTCGTAATACCACCTGACACCCTTGTACCGATGGTCGTCACTCTGTGGGTGTACACCGTACCTCCGCCGCTTGCTCTCGTTCAGACGCGCACACCGACCGATGTTCTCACGGTTGCACACGACTCCATGCGCACCCATCCACGCCACCGCCTCCCGGGAGAAGTCAAACACCTTCCACGAACCGTCATCCATCACGGCAACGAGGGTACGTCTGCACCGCCCAGCCGTGTCAGGACGTTTCTTCGGCCTGTACTGGTCAAGGTTGTTCCACCCCTTGCGGCATCGTCTCTGCGACCGCTTGCTCATGTACTCGTCCCATTTCTTGCCCTTGTTCGCAGGGACATGGCCTTTCATAAACCTACCCGTCACCCTGTTCACGCCATCGTATATCGGCGGCATGACTAATTCTCCGTAACTCATGCTTATTTCTCATTTAAATCGACCCTGCCACGTTATTTTATCTCAGACGTGTAATTTATCATCCGCGCCGAGAAAACGCGGCAGAGGGGCTTAGAATGCGGTTAAACGGGTTTTAGGTCTCTTTTGATGATAAATATAATGCTATATGTTCATGATATACTTTATCGACATCTGTTCCGAAAGAAACACCGATAGAATTAAGGAATTCTTCTAATTCCATAAGACTTTTCTTTCCTGCATTTCTGAGACACCTAAAATCGTGACGCGTTAGTTTGGCAAGGTCGCCGATGGTTTTAACGCCTGCGTTTATCAGGATATTCCGTGTACGAATAGATAACTGATAGTAATCTTCCACCCTTGTGTTGTAGAGTTTTAATAAAGCGTCTGATTCCTCGACGCGCTTAATACGCTCTGCTTCATCCATTTCTTTTAATTCCTGTTCGGCTTTCAGGCGCATCTTCAACTCATTGGCCATCATTTTAATTTCTTCTTTCATCCTGTTATTTTCCTGCCTTAGTTCTTGAAGTTCATATAATTGCTCCTTAATACCTGATAGCTCACGAGCCTTTCTGCATCCTTTGGTGAATATTTGAAGAATGCGAGAACGTGACAACCTGTATTCTTCTGCTATCGAACTGACACCCTGACCACCGATAATCTTGCACATGATCACGCATTCAACGTCTCTAATAAGTCCAATCTCGCATAACATCATCGGAATGCTTAAATAGAACTCTTTGCAACAAACGGCAGAACAAAGTATGCCACCGACAAACAATTCACGCTCAACGTCTCGACGTAACTGGCGTTCCTTTCGGTAATCTTCTTCTAATTTTTCTTGCTCCTGTTTCAATAACTTCCTCGTATTCTCGACATCTTGCATCGTGTTCGCAAGCGCGTCGATAGTCTCAGCATCCACATAATGAGAATTCTTGCTAATCTTGTGTATATCCAACACGCCACTCTTGCCCCAATTCTCGATGGTTTGTCGGCTAATTCCAAGCCTTTCTGCAGCCTCGCGTACTTTTATCAATTTCATGTTTCTTTTACTTTAAATATTCTTCAATAACTTTCCTAAACTCGTCGAAAGACCGACAAACGACATACCTGTTGCCCTCGCCTTCCGCAGCCCTCTGGAACTCCTTCTGCGCGTCGCTCTGCCTGCCCGTCCGCGTCTTCATCTCAATGCACAGGCTGGCATACCCATGACGGGGAACGAGGAGAATCAGGTCAGCAACACCACGCCGCACTCCCTCGGCCTTCATCCTCGCCGCCGTGATACGCGAACGGTAGCCGCCGTTTGGGACTGCGAAGAAAAGCGGCTCCAGCTTTGGAAAACGGAAACGAAACCACGTCACGCACGCCGTTTGTACGGCACTCTCAATTTGTCTCATAGCACCTCCTTGTCTTTACATATCAGCACGTCACCGACAACGTAGTCACCGACCAGCAACGCGCCAGCATCCTCGGCAATGGCGGTGGCACGCTCGTTGAGTTCAAGCCCGTACACCTTGCCATCCTCGTTGCACCACATCACGCGACCATCGCGCAGGGAGACCTCCTGCACATAGCCACCACAATACGCTTGCAGCTCTTCAAGCGTGAAGTCACGACCGTTGGCTGGTCTAACCTGCTCGATATTCCCGTCTTGTTTAATCAACTCTGCCATCGCTACACAGACTTTAATACAACGTACCCGTGACCTTTCAGAACTTCGATAGCCTCGGCAATAGTCAGCCCCTTCTCATTGAATAGCTGCTGCTCAACGGCTCTTTGTTTCTTGCACGTCTTGTTAGTGTAGTCGCTGAACTCCTTGCGGAACTTGCAAGCCTGTTCGTATGTCGGGCAAGATGGTTGTATGAGGTACGGCAAAATCAGTTCACGTTTCATCTTGCCGACATGATACTTGCTGGCATACTTCGTCAGATTGATAGTGTAAGGGTCTGCGCCCTTGTTGTTGATTTCTGACCACATCGCGGTCATCATTGCGAAAAGATTTGCTCTCGCTACTTTTTTTGTTGTTCTGCTCATAATGGTTGTTGTTTATTCGTATTCGTTTCTAAATGTCTCAAAAAACCTGTCTTCGGGCGAGGGTAACGTTATCCCCAACTCCGTGGCCGCATCGGCCTGTATCTTGTTTAAGAATTCCGTCATCGCGTCCTTGTTCAGCTTCGACGAGCTACCCACCACCCACTCTGTCTTGCCGCCGATGGTGACGGGACGGGCGAGGAACTTCTTGCAATAATACGCATACACGTCATCGCGTGGCGTTCCTGTCTCGACCTCGATACACGTCAGCCATAGCCACATCAAATCATTCTGCGGCAAGCTGCGCCTCTCCTTCACGGCCTTGATGCTGATGTCGTAGACACCGTTCCGCAACGTGCCGAGAACATAGTCCAGCGGCGTGTCAAACGTCAGCGTCCCTGCTGCCTTCGTCATTCGTACCTGCTTCATCGGCTTTTCTCTTTTTATACGCATCGACGCAAAGGTCTGAGAACTTCTGCATGAAATCGAACAGGAACTCCGCCACCTCCGCCGTCTTGCTATCGTCTAACTTCATCGTACTGACACCATCCGCCAATATGTCCACGAAGAAAGCGTCGTCATCGGTGACTTCATCGTTACGCAGACACACTATGCGGAGGGTGTTGAAAGTGTACTTCCTTGCCATATCAGAAGGGTAGGTCGTTCTTTCTCGGTTGCGGTGCTGGTGCTGGCTTCGGCTGCTCTGAACGTATCACCGCCAGTTCATAGCCCCTGATGCCCGTGTAGTTCCTCGGCTGGCCATCCTTGCCCGTGTAGTTGTGGCCTTCGACCGCGAATTTCACTTCCACGATGTCACCTGCCTTGCACTTGTCCAACTCGGCAACCTTGTCGCCCGTGAACTCAATGACAGGCGTGTTCTCATACTCGCTGCGCTCACCCGTGTACTGGTCGCGGCGTGTGCAGTCTAACATAACCTTGCGCTTCTTAAATGGGTTCTGAGGGTCTTTCCCCATGACATACTCGGTGTCGCGCACACCCAGCACCATACCCGTGATTGTATTACTCATCTTTGAACTTGATTAAAAGTGTTTCGTTTGTCTTGCTCTCTTTCATGCACTTGGCATACACGTCGGGGTAGTCGCTTTTCAACAGCTTCGTATCGACCGACACCCTGACACCTGCATCCTTACGCGTGACGGTCACGAATGCGTTGCCCGTCTTCTTCTCGCCAGCCTCCTGCATCGCTTCCAGCCATAACGTCTTCAACTCGTCCTCACGGGCTTTCAACGTCTCTATCTGCCTACGGATATTCGCCAGCTCGGAACAGGTCTGCATGATGACCTTTGGCATGGCATTCTCGTCACCGATGCCCAGCGCGTCCCACTTGGCTCTTGCGGCCTCATACGAATGCCCGTCAAGATATTCGGCCACGATGAACGCGCACACGTCTTCGGGAATCCTCTCCACCTCCTTGATGCACGGCTTGCCGTATATCTCGCGCGGCAACCAAATGACGTACATCTTGTTCACGTCGCGGTTGTTCTGCATCTTGAACAGGGCTGCGTAGATGTTCAGCTGCAACGTGACATTCGGGACGTGTATCTTGCTGGTGCATTTGATGTCGGCAATGCTACCGTCCTCAAACACCTTGTCGATATTCGATGCCACGGCCACCTCGTCGCTCACGGTGTACTCGCTTGCAATAGGTGTCAGGCCGTTCTCGCGCAGCAACTCGACATACGCCTTCACCTCGTCGCAGTCCACAACACCCATATTGTCGGCCATCTGACATTTGGCGTGTATCATAGTGCCGCGCTGCTTCGCCCGTTCCAATACATCGGCTGGTATGTCGGCGTAGGTCTCAGGGAATAGCCACGCAATGATTGGTGTAATCCCGTGGAGGTCTTGTCCTTCAAGGTCGTAGCGGTGTTCTTTGTCGTGGAACACCACGGGCGACTTTCTCAGTTCTTCTTTCTTCATAGTTCTTCAATAATTTGTTGTATCTTATCTTTCATTATCAGTACGCTGTTCACGTCCTTCGTCTTTCTCTGCACCTCGGCCAGCGCGGCGCGATAGCCGTTGATAAAGCCGTTCTGGTGCATCATAAGGTCGTTGCTGGTGTAGATGATGCCGACGCTGTTACGAATGCGGAGAGCCGCGTCATGCGCGTCTGCTTCCGCTATCTGATATAACTTGCCCATCATTCAAACTCTTCTTTGTTGTGTTCTGCTATCTCAGGGTAGCGGCTCTCTATCGCTGCCTTGATATAATGGAAGGTGTTTGAATGACCATGACACCACCATGATACCATGCGATAGAGTTCCGCTATCTCGTCGTTCCTAAACGCCACCGTCATCTTCAAGCCTTTCTATCGGGTTCAACGCCTGCCAATCGTAACGGAGCTGCTTATAAAACTCCTTCCACTCTCGCTGATCATGTTCAATCTCCGTGGACTCCCGTTTTATCGTGTCCAGCTGTATTCGCATAGCGCACATCTCAATGCGAAGGTTGAGCTTCTTCTTGTTCAGCGCGTCCAAACGCTCCTGCAACGGCTTCATCATCGCGTTACGGTTCAACGAGAGTTCGTTCATCCTGATGTCTAACTCCTGACGCGTGGCCACGACCTGCGGCTTGAACGCATCTCTGATTTCTTCTTTTGTCATTGTCCTGATTTTAAAAATTGTACAACATAATTGAACTCTCTCATACATTGCTCTACGGATGTATAATGATTGATGATAGTCTTATCCCCAACGGTGTGAATCAAAAGATTCCGCCTGTCGTCGTTGTCGATGCCGATAAAGTCAATCTTGTCTACCGGCACATACTGCGTATCAACGATTTTCAAAAGGTCCATACGTTCATTCTTTAATTGTTCGATAACTCTGCCTGTCTTGCATTCAGCCTGTCCACGAACTCCTGACGGGTATGGAACTTCGGACAGTCATTCCAAATCGCTACCAACTCGTCGCGGTTCTTTGCTTCCTTCATGCGCTGGCACGCCAGCTCAAAGTCGGCCTCGTCGTCTGCACTCATCTTCTCGGCCTCACCGCTCGGCAGGTCTTCGCCAGCGTAGATATACAAGCCGAGACCGTGACGCGCACAGGCCTTCGTCAGACTCCTCTGAATGGCCTTGTTCACGTCCATGCTTGTCACCTTGTCCTTTGGTATGGACGCGTTACGATAGTCCATCACGGGGAGGTATTCGATATGCTCCAAGCCTTCAATCGTTACGCCCGTCTTGACCCAGCACGTCCGCCCGTCGGTGTGGTAGTTCATCCCATCCGCGTTCTCATAGATGGTGTAGGTTGCTGTCGGGTAGTTCTCTTTGACCATCTGCCAAGCCCACGCCCATGCAAGGTAGGTCAGACCGTTTTTCTTCTCCGTGTGTCCGTTGCAGTTGATGGCATTCAACACGCCGAACACGTTCTTTTCTTCTTTCTTCATAAAATTGATGTTTTAGTTAATAAATTGACTACATATACCTACTTCCGTTCTTCTTCTCAAACTCAGCACGGATGTCCGATAACGACAGCTTCATGATGTTGTTGTTCACGAAGTCGATGTAGGACTTTTTCTTCACGCGCCCACCGCCGAGACCGACGTTATCCAGTTCAGGTTTCATCATCCACGTCCGACAATAGTCACTCGGCTTGACGTTGCCCTCGCCCTGTTGGCAGATACGCCGCAAGCCAGCCTTGTCGGCCACACCGTTGTTGAACTTGCACGACGCGCAGCACTTGGCGATAGAAATCCCGTGCGTATTCTTGGTAAACGTCTTAGTCCTCATCGTCATCCTCTCTATACCTGTCGCCGTCTTCATCCCAGCCCATCTCATAGCGCATATTGCTGATGAACGCAGGACACTTCATGCAATTACAACCACAATCGGGGTTGCGCTCGCAGAACTTCTCTAATTGATAATCAGTCATGGCTATACTTGTTCAGCTTCCACGCCAGCCAAACGGCCGCACCGAGGAACATTACCGTGGCACTCAATGAGGTGGCGGCTACCACGGCAGCACCGCAACCACACAATACTATCCCATGCACCAGCAACACCTCGCGGATGGTGACATCCTCTTCCATCAACGCCGAGAACGTGTCGCTCTTCTTGCCTAACCAGTTTCTAAAATCTTTCATACGCATTTCTTAATACATCGCTGGCATTACACAACCACTTGCCATTTTGGGCTTGCGCATTCCCCTTTGTGGCTCTCACCTTGCCATCGACAATCAACTTCTGCAACCGTGCGCGACCGCCCACGATTTTCTCGGCTGCACGGAAACCGAATACCTTGTCGTTCATGACGCGGTATATCGTCTCCAACCGTTGCGCATCCGTTTCTCTGATTGTGTATTGCATCTGCGATAATTGTTATACCTTGCTCCCGTACTCTTCTCAGGCCGTCGTGCAGATGGAGCGTTCTGCATACAGCCCAAATTACCAGTTCCGTGTCCTTCCTCAAACCGAGTTTCCGGTACACCTCACGCTTCTGCGTCCTGATAGTGTGGTAGCTCCGACACAACCGCGCTGCAACCTCCTTGTCGGTCATCCCTCGCGCAATGGCCATCACTACCCTCAACTCGGCTCTCGTCAGCCTCACGCCAGCCGCGTGACAATCACGGACAGGTCTTGCACTTTCGCCCTGTACTTGCGGCCTTCGGCCTTGTACTCGGTGTTGAAACGTGTGACCGTCGAGCAGACGGTGGAGTAGTTCTTCACGGGGAAGGCCACCATCTGCCCTTTCTTCAATTCGCGTATCGTGTACGCGAAGCCTTGCTTACTTTTGTTCATCTTCAAACAATACATTGATAAGGTTCTTAACTGCCTGCATCTTCGTCTGCATCTTGGTCAGCCTGTCGCACGCGTCCTGCCACCACTTGAAGTTCATTGCTGCCTTCTCTTGCAGGTCTCGGTTCTCGACTTCCAAATAGTCGATACGCTGACGCAGTTCTTCTACACTCACTTCGGCCACGTTGGCCGTGTTCTTGCTGTTCTCTTCCATTGCTTTTTGGGTTTTAGTTATTTGACATATAAAGTGACTTTCAGACCTCGGCGGAGCTTGCACACGCAGCTGTCCATCATGCAGTCCACGGCTCTCTTGATGAACTTGTTGAATAACTCCGCGCCAATCAGTTTCAGGATGCCTGACACACCCACCAGCTTGTTGATACGCTTGCCGTTCTCGTCACGACCGTAGACCTTAATGCGGAAGTTCCTGTTAATCCACGACGTCGTGTAGCTTAATACATTCTTTTTCATGATTACCATAATTTTTGAAAATTACCACTTTTGAGGTATTGCAACTTTAAAGGATTTTCTTTATCTTTGCAGCGCAAACCTTGATTACCGTTGCAAATTTATAAACATTTTCCTTTATAACAATGGAATACTCTTTATTTTTAAACATTTTTAATTAGAAACACTTTATTTTTAAAACATTTTTAAAGATGAAAAGGAATCTATCGGGGAACGAGGTGAGATACATCCTGCGTTCCGAGCGCATCAACCTCCGCCAGCTCGCGGACAAACTGGGCATATCGCCGCAGACCCTCAACTCTCGCCTGAATGCTGGCGAGGTGAAGACCTCTTTTCTTGAAGACATCAACCACGCGCTGGGACAGGAACTCTTCCACTCGGATATGCCTGTGCCGCAATGGACTGGCCGACAGCCAATCATTGACATCCGCATCGGCGACAGCCTCGGCCTCGCCCTTGAAGCGGCTGAGAACAAGGTCGTGGAATATGTGAACATCCCAATGCTGACAGGCTGCATCGGTGTGTCTATGTACGGCGACGCAATGCGGCCTCGTTACAACGCTGGTGACATCATCTTTGTGCGGCCTATCCCTCTAAACGCTATCGAGTACGGACGTGCATACATCATCGTCACCAGCTCTGATCGTATCATCCGCAAGGTCATTCAGGGCGACAACGAGCGACTGCATCTCACCGCCGAGGATGCCACCTTGCCACCCTACGACATCGACCGAGAGAGTGTCCTGTACCTGTACAAAGTTGTGGGATGTCTACACCGTGAACAGATGTAGCTATTTTTGGCAGGAATCGCGTCTAAGCGCGTCAAATTATCTCGGCGGACAATTACCCCACCGAGGGCTTAAAACGCGCTTAGGCGGGTTTAAAACGAGTTTTTCGGGGTTTCTCCAAATTCTGCAACGCCCGTACACAAGTCGTTTCGGCCAGTTTTGTATATTTTTGCACGAGAATTAAGCCAAACCGACACCCTGACGGATCCGAAACCCTCCACCACGCGCAGGAACACGGGTTGCAGGGCGTTCGCGGCTCTCGTCAAAGAATAACCCCACAACCGCCTTACGTCCACTTTTGGACGGTCGGGCGAGTTAAAAAACTTGCTTCTCATGGTAGTAATCAAACTTGCAATTCTGAAACGGCAACGGGCGAAGGATGGTAGCTACAAGATACGGCTGGCCATCGGTCACAAGTCCGAGACGACCTACATCGTAACGCCCTACTCGGTCAGCTCCTACTCTGACTTCCATCGTGGCGTGGTCGTGCGCGGCAGCAACTCTATGGCCATCAACCTTGAACTATCGAAGCTGCTGGCCGACTACAACAACCGCCTGTCTCGCGTGGTCAATCCGAATAACTACACCTGTAAAGAACTCCGCAAGGTGCTGCTCTCCATGCGTCCCACGGCCACGGATGCAACGCTTAATGAAATCGTAACCGAGTTCGTGTCGGAACTGGAACAGGACAACCGTCACACCTATGCCAAGGTAATTCAGAATGACATCGCACCATTCACCGAGTTTATGCGCGGTGACGTGTTCCTGTCCACGATTACGCCTGTCACTATCTCGGACTATGCCCGTTACCTGCGCTCCCTGGGACTTACCTCCACCTCGCAAGCCTTCTACCTGTCAGGGCTGCGCACAGTCATCAACCGCGCCAGCCGACTCGGACGGGTACATTACGACATCAACCCGTTCACGAACTTCTCTATGCCGTCGTCACGCGACCGAGAACTTGACATCAGCGTGGAAGAGCTACGAGCCATGCGCGACGCTCAGACGAAGAACTTCCGACACGCCGCTGCCCGTGACATCTTCATTCTCTCTTATTATCTCGGTGGGATGAACCTTGTAGACCTGCTGGCGTATGACTTCCGCAATCCTGTTCTCGACTACATCCGCCACAAGACGCGCAACACAAAGCACGGGGACAGCCGCACGGTATTCGCCATCCAACCCGAGGCGCGTGCAATCATCGACCGCTATATGGATAAAAAGACGGGGCTGCTGGTGCTTCCGTTTGGCAATAACTTCCACTCGAAGGTTGCTTTCATCAACCGCTCAATAAAGGAAACCGCCACGCACGTCGGGATAAAACGCCGCGTCAGCCCATACACTGCCCGTAAGTCCTTCGTGCAACATGGCTTCGACATCGGCATTACCCTTGAAACGCTGGAGTATTGCATCGGCCAGTCCGTGAAGCGTAACCGCCCAATCTTTAACTATGTGCGCATCATGCAACGCCACGCGGATGAAGCCATACGGAAGATTATCGACAATTTGAACGGGGAATGATTTGGGAAAGTCTTGGGAATGATTTGGGAAAATGGTGATAATTAGGGGCACCATAGGGACACCATTTTAGTGTATTTATAGTGTGCTTTTTAAGCACACTATTTTTTGTTAAAAGTTATTATTCTGATTTGGCACATTCGGGAATTATTCGTACCTTTGCATCGGTAAAAGTTTAAAGGTAATTATCCGTTTCGAGAGAAACCATACCGCCCGTCTCGCCCGTCCCCATCCCGACGGGCTTTTTTTATTGCCCATCATAAAACGATATCATAAAACGAACATAAAAAAAAGGATGGCTACTCACCATCCTTAATGATAAAATCTATTTGACACCCCAACGCATCGGCAATCGCAGCCAGCGTGTCAAGTCTTGACGAGTACCTGCCCGTCTCTACCCTTGCGAGGTTCTGCTGCGCCAGCCCTGCCATGTCGGCCAGTTGCTGCTGTGTCATCCCTCTCGCCATGCGCAAGGCGGCAATCCTATCGCCTATGCGCTTTCGTTCTTGTTCTTTATTCATGCTCTCTTTCATATAATATAGTTTCTATTGCCATACGTTCTTGTGCATAGATGTCAAGACGGCGTGACACACGCGGAGACATCTTGAAACCGTTGAACTCTCTCGTCCGCAAAACCGATGCCTTATTCTCAATCTTTTCCAGTTCCTTCTTCAGCACACGGGTTGATTTCTTGTTCATCATGTTGCGGAAGTTGTCGAAATCTGATTTGTTATTATATCTTTCCATTGCTTTTAATTGTTAAAACACCTTGTTATAATGATTATCTCTTAGCCAGTCCGCCATCTCTCTTATATACGTTGCAACCTTCAACGCCTCTGCCTCATTCGGGAACTTGTCACCGTCGAGTAACGTGAACTCCTGCGTGTCGTTGTACCTATGCGCCTGAAAGCGGCAGACGATGTTGTGTTCCTTGTCCGTGCATACCCACCAGCCTTGCTGACGGGTGCTGCGTTGTAGAATGAACCTATCCTTCATAATCCTCATCCCCTTCTTCTTCGATAGCATAATAGCGGCTATCGTCATCGTAACCGCGCGTTCCGTCTTTGCGAGACCAAGAACTAAAAGGATGGTTACAACGTACCAAACCCCAATTAGTATAGCCTGTGTCGAAGTCTTCGTTGAAGAAATCAAGTATCTTCTCCTGCGCCTGTCGCAATGTCAGGCCGCTTTCGATTGTGATGTACTCCTTACCCTTGAACAGGGTGTCGCGCTGTGCTATCCATCCGTTTGTCTTACCTGTGATTTTATAATTCTTTTCCATGATTTGTATGTTTGATTGTTAATAATTCGGTTCGAGTGGGAGGGTTGCCCATCCCTGTGGTGTTTAGTACATTCTGAGGTATTTCCCGATTTCGTAGCGGATGTCGGATAGGAACTTGATGCGTCCGCCTTCGTTGGCTACATTGATACCTGCGTGGCTCATGGCCTGTACCTCGTAGGCTGAAATCTTCACGTAGCAGATGGGGGTCTGGAACTCGTTGCTGTCGTTGGTCTTGGTGTAGAACTTGTGGAGAGCGTCGCGGTAGGCTTCTTCCTTCTGCTTCATCATGCGCTCCACCTTGGCATTCTCTACGCGGGTCTTATTCATCTTCACCCACATCTTGCAGAACTCATCCTTGTCGAGGTCGCTATTCATATAAACTTCGTGAATGGCGTCAAACTCGGTGTTGCTTACCTGTACGTTTGTTCTCTGTGTGAACTCTTGCTGTGTCATAATCTTGTGCCGCTTATAGGTTGCCGCCCTTTCTAAATTGTTGTTGTTTTCTTTTCACGTTGCAAAATTACAAATTATTTTTTAAACAACATCATTTTTGATGTAAAAAGTTTATGATTTTAATATTTTTTAAACAAAAAGCCGCCTTTCACGGGGAAAAACGGCCTTAAAATGACAAAAGAAAGAATAAAACTATATGTTATCGCGGCTTCGTCGGATGAAGCGAAGGATGATGACGGAGAGAGCCAGCAGCACCGCCACGGCGACGACAGGCCACAACCGTTGTCCGATGATCTTCTTCACGACAGGGACGGGGACATCGGTCTGCCTCTGCATCACGGCGGCAAGGCTGTCATACCTTGCGCGGTAGGTGTCTACGGTGTCGTGGACGAAGGCGAGGTGTTCACGCTCAACCCATCTATCTACGCGCTCGACCATCCCGTCTGCATCACGGTACACGGTGACACTATCACGCATCCGCACGGTGTCGGTCTTATTCCTTAATATAACGCGCGTGAGCGTATCAAAACGGGTGACGTAGATACTATCCCGCACAACGTCTTTCAGCGCGATACGCGGCGTTCTACACCCGATTAAGGCGAAGAAAACGAGAACAGGCCACCACCTCATTTCTTGTCAATCTTGATACCTAACGAATACTTGCCACCCTTGCAGGTGAACTTGATGCCGCGACGAGCTGGCGAATAGGATATATGAATCCAGTCAGGCCGTCCGCTGCTGTCCACATACTCGGCAATCAGCTTGTCAAATGGCAGCTCCATCTCGATAATCTTCCGCAAGAGCTTCATGTTATCCTCGCGCCTGTCAGAAACCGTCCTGATGTCTGCCGCCTGTCCGTATAGGTGCTGGCTGTTCGATGCACCGCCAACGGCCTTGTTGAGTCGCTGGCAGCGGTAGCCGCTCGTCACAATGATGGGTGCCCCCCACGCCTCGCGCAACGGGTCGAGGATATTCTCACCAAGTGCTTCAAGGTTCAGACGGATATTCTTCGTCGCTGTGTTGTCAATGCCCAGCCGCTTCGCCGTGGCCGAGCGCGTCAGTTCGTTGATGGTAAAGTACTTCATTCCTTATTATCGTTTTTAAGATATTCCGCAATAGCCTCTGCAATCTCCTTCACGTCATCCTTGTGGCTGGCTATGGCAACGGCCAACGCCTGAACGTCTTTCAACTCCTGCTTCTCCTTCGCGTCGGCTGGCTCATAGATGCTCTTTATCTCGACAGCCGCCACGAACAACGTGGCCAGCATCGTAAAGACAGGGAAGGTGTAGGCGTTCGCCCACCCAAAGTAAAGATACATGAAGACGAAGGCCGACATCTGAATCCCGTCCACGACCAACATGGCGAGAATGGCGTTGTAGTATCTCGACACCTTGTCCATCGTGCGCTTCATCTTGTCGCTACGTATCACGTCGCCGCGCTTTTTGGCCTTGCGAATGCCAGCCCAAAAGTCGAGAGCGATGAACAACAGCGGCGTGAACAACAATCCTGCCACGATGAATAATATGGCGACAAACTGATTTTGTAGTTCCATCATCTTAGTAACCCTTTCCTATTTGTTTAAGCACCGTGTCCGTGCGGAACTCAACCTCCACACCAGCTAGGTAGCCCTGCGGTTGCCAGCGTACCTCAAACGCGAGGTGGTTCACGTTATACACATTCCCGTACTTGTCCGTGATGACGACATACTCCGACAACCGCGCCAGCCGTAACACGTCGGTCATGTATTCGGGCGCAAGCACCATGAACTTGTAGACCTTCTCGGAAAGCTGCTTAGTGGGGAAGAAGAAACCGTCTCTCTCTTCGCCTTCCTCGTTGAACGTGTACTCAGGCATTCCAAGCTCCGTGGCGAGGTAGAAGGTGTTTCGATAGGTCATTCCGTTGTTGGAATACACCACACGCCCACCATCATACACGAAGTCGCTGCTGTCATAGAACTCAATCTTTAAGAACGGCGACAGGTCTTGCACAATCGTGAACACCTCTGACGTGTATGTCGTTAGTGTCAGACCGCTTCCGAAGTCGATTTGAAGGTAGTACTGGCCTTCGCTCAACGTCGCCGACAACGTAGCACCGTTATACACCCACATCGTATAGCCGCTGAACGTGCATTGATGGATATTCGCCAGCTCGTTCAACAATCCGCCACCGCTTCCGTCCTTCTTGTACAACCGCATGGCGGTCGGCGATAGGGACGTGTTGTTAATCCGTATCTGAAACGGCGGAAGGTGCGTGCGGTCGCAATATAACGGATATACCTGCCCGTAGGCGTAGGTTCTCTTGTTCGACATCTCTGCCATCTTCTTGTAGAAGGGTAGGCACGATAGGTTGTTATTCGGTGTCATACTCCAATGTGGTGTTTAAAGTGAACGAATTAAGGTTGAATGTCATGGCATTGATGTTGCCGAGGCCGATGTATGTTCGCACCAGCGGCGTGGTGTAGGGTATCACGCTCTGCAACGGATAGAGGACTTTCTGACGCTTCTTGCGCTGAATGCCGTCTGCCCTGATGGTTGCACCATTAACTTCTACCGTCCACGCTGGCATATCGTAGAGCAGGAACGACGGTTGCAGGTATGCCATCGCCATGTATGGGTTCTGAATGACGTAGTTAGACCACCCAGCGATGTAGTTCACGGGGACGTAGTAGTCGCCCGTCGCTGACACAATCGAACAGCCCATCAGCGCGAAACCATCCTTGCTGATATTCTCAGGAGCCAGCAGCATATAGTCAATATCGCTGGTGAAACCTCCGATGTTCACCTCTTCAATCTTCGCCTGTTCGACGTACTTGGACTTGACCACTATCGGCTTGCCTTCAAACGGCTCTGAAACGTCATCCATCCACTCATACTGGTAGCGTTCTGGCATCGTCACCTTCTCAAAGGTGTACTCGTTTACTCCCCAGCCCCATTTTTTCCCGTTGCGTGGCTCGGTCAGGGTCGTGAGGTCTACGCCCACGGACGGGGTGCTTGAATAACTGCCACCGTTCTTGTAATACTTGATATGCTCGACACAGAACTTTCCGCTATCGACGTGCCAGTAACAGCCGAAGACATCGCGCAGCATATTCAGCACTTGTCGCAACGTTATCGGTGCTTTCATGGCTGGCTCGCTGTTCTCACCTGCCAAGATGTTGCTCTTTGGCGTGATGACGACAGGATGGAAGTCGGTGGACGTGACGGGGTTCGTGGTTGAATAAAGGAACTGGCTATACGTTGTCGTTCCCATGTGGCTGATACTCGGCGCAATCACCGCCAGCAACACCGCAATCACCGCGTCAATCTTATAGCAAGTCCGCACCACATAGTCCTTTGAGCCTGAGTCCGAGAACGTCCCATCATACCACACGCTGGCGGTGTTCCACGTCGTCTTGGCGATAGGATAGGCGAGGCTGTTCGGCCTGACATAGTATTGCCCGTTCGGTGCAAGGCCGTACTCGGTCGGTGCTGCCTGTGTCGTCGTGGATAGCACAACGTCTGTGCTGCCTAACGTGTACGGGGCTACCCTCCGATAGTTGCGGTTGTCATAGCAGAAATCGTCCTCGGCTATCTGATAGGTGCTTTGGCCGCTCACCGTGTCGCCATCGCACAGGACACGCGAGAACAGGATACGCGTCGTTGTGTCCACATGGTATGAGTTATCCATGTCAAAATCCAACGACGAGGTGTCGATGGTGTTGTTGCTTACCTGCTGGTAGGATGCAATCAGGTGGCTGTCGGATGCGTTTATGAGTTCCGCCGTGAACGTCCATTGTATCGCGCCACCGCCGCCCGTCATCGCGTATGTCATGTGTAACTGCTGCCCCAATCCATTCTCCATCGTCACGTTGAAGGTCTGACTCGACGAGCTTGGGAAAAAGCCAAAGAAACTGCCAATATAGATGAACGGGTGTGTGACATCGAACTGACGGTAATCGCGTGAACGGTTGAAGTGGAAGTCGCCCGTGAGCTTGCTGATGCTTTCCTCGGCTGATACCTCCGACTCCCACCACATATTACCGTGGAAGCAGGACAGGACGCTCTCGCCCTGTATGTAGATTTGAAGCATCGGTCGCTTGGTAATCGTCACGGGCGTTATGGCTGGCGCAAGCTCGACAAGGTTATACTCGCGCTCCATCCCGTCGAGAATGGCCGTGTACTCGTCATATACGCGTGGTTTGACCGTCACGCTGCTGTCGTCGGCGTTGATGGTGCAGTCCGTGCGCGTGAATGTCCCATGCCATAGCGACACAAAGCTGCCGCTCTCGCTTGCGCGTTTCTCCAGCCATACATGGATGGTGCTGGCCATTGAAGCAGTCATAATGTAGGTAAAATCGCCGCCGAAGAATGTCAGGCTTCCGCTTAACTCTGCGCGGAAGAATTGCTCGTTTGTCTCGCGCTGATACTCTAACGCGATGTCATCCTTGTATATCGGGCTGGCCGTAACCTGCGCACCGTCGTTGATGGAAAGAAACCACCGATACATATCAGTTCTCATGCCTTATCCTCCTTGTCGTTTGTCCGTTAATCTCAATCGTGCTGCCATCGGCCATCGTGATGACCTTCTTTGCCGTGTTCGCCCGTATTGCCCTCACATCTTCCGATAGCTGGCTGATGTCGTTCTGAGCGTTCATAATCATGATTCCTGCGTCAGGATATGCGTTGCCGTACTTCGACAGGAACGTGCCATCATTCAGGCTCTTGACCACATTCGGGATAAGTCTACGGAAACGGCGTGAGCTGCGTCGGTTGATGACAGCAAAGTACTCGCCACCCTCTGCCCGTCTGCGCGTGCCGTCCTTTTTCCTTCCTAAGTCGATGTCGTTGCCCGACTGGTGGCTACCACCCTGCAACAGCTCCACCGTACCCTCACCATATTCCTCGGTCTTCGTCATCTGCGCGGCCTTGATTTTAGCGGCTGCGAAGCTACCCCACATCACCGCAATGGCAGGAATGGCCAACGGGAAACCCAGCTGCGACCATATCAATGACGAAGCGGTGACGAGGTTGCCTATCTGCTGAACCGTCTGAACAGCCGCCTGTGCCTTTTGCGCCCGTTCCTGCTCCTTGCGTGCCTTCTCTTGGTTCTTGCGTGCCATGTCGAGTTCCTTTTGCGCCAGCTCGACGTTATTGGCGTAGCCCTGATTTCGCGCTTCCAATTCAGCCGCCAGCGATGTCTTGGCCGCTTCGACCTGCTTGTTGGCCGCCTCGACCGCTGCCTGTGCTTGCTGTTGCTGAGCCTCCATCGCGGATTCAATGGCCGACGTTAGGATATTGAATGTCTCTGCAACGGCCGTCACCTTGTCTTTGAAGTCGCCACCACTGAAAGCGTCTTTGAGGTCAAGTAACGCCTCGGTCATGGCCTGTGTCGCTCTCATGGGGTCTGACCAGTCGATGTCGGCGGTGTTTAGAACGTCCAATGCGTCGCTCACGATGTCGCGCACAGCCTCACTGGTGATGTCCTTCGCCTCCTTCGTCAGGGTCTCTACACGCTCTTCCAAGCCCTTGATTTCCTCCTCCGTTGCCATAGCTGTGCCTGTGCGGATAGCCATCAGCAACTCCTCTATTGTCTCAATCTCGGTTTGTATCTCGCGTGTGCGTGCCTGATACTGCGTCTCGTTACGCTTTTCGATGTATTGCTTGTATATCTCGCTTTGCTTTTCAAGTTCTTCTTTGAGTTTCTGCTCTGCCTCATCCTCGATGACCGCCAGCGCGTCGGAACGTTGCTTGCCTAATGCCTCAATCGTTCCGAGGATGTACGCGCGGTTTTCCTCGGTCAAATCTTTCCCCACCAAAAGCTGGTGTTTGAGGTCTTCAATCTGACGGTCGTACTGGTATCGTGTCTGCTGCTTGCGCTTCTCCCACTCGTCGGCCTCCAATTTCAGTTGCTCGTCTTCGTATGCGCGTCTCAGGCGTAATGCCTCCTTGTATTGTTCCTCCCGTCTCTTGGCTTCGTCCTCGGCCTGTTTCTTCGGGTCGGTTGTCGTTGATGTATGGCCACCACGGCCACCGCCACCGCCACCCGTCCGAGTGCTGATGGAAGGTCGTAGGCTGAACTGGCTGCGCATTGCGTTCGCCTCATTCATCTTGTCGCGGTATGCTTTCAACCATGCGTCAGCCGTTTCCTGTGCGCCCTGCTCTGCCAGCCGTTTCTCCGCGCCACCATTCCACCATGTAAACGGGTTGTACAAATGCACAAAATCACTCGTCGGCTTGCTCTTGATGGTTTGTAATTGCTGATAAGCCTCGATATACTTGTTAAGAATAGCCTGTGCCTCGGCCTCCAACAACAACGCCTCGCACAACCCACGTCCACGTTTGTCGAGTTCGGTCTTCCATTCTGCCAACGTCTGATATGTTCCGAGGCTGCTGCCGTACTTCTGATTGAGTTCTGCAACAAGTGCGGCCTCTTCCTGCTTTGTCCCGTTGAACGACACGATACGCTGCTGGTAGACGCTCATTTCTGCCGTGGCCTTCGCGTATTCCTTCGACGCGTCTGCCGTGACCTCATTCAGGTCTTTCGTTGATATGGTCGCTTCGTCAGCACCTTTGCCCCAATCCTCAAAGAACTTGACAATATCGTCCCAATAAGCAACAAGCGCACCAATGGCCGCAACGAGTAATCCGATGCCGATAGTCATCAATGCCGTGCGCAGAGCCTTTGCCGCAACCGTGGCCGCTGTCATTCCCGTGGCACTCGCCTCCATCGCCACCGTCTCTGCCGTCGTGGCGGTGGTGTTCGTCACCGTGGCCGTGGTGTTCGCGTTCTTCGCCGCCGTGTTCGCTGTCTCGGCCACCGTCTCGGCCTTCTTCTCTAATCCGACAAGACGCAGGATTTTATGGTATATCTTATAGGTGGCGGTCGAGTTATCGGTGAACTTGGCCGCGAGCTGCTGCAACCCGTTCGTCATCTCGACGATGCCTTGCAACTTCGCCATTGCCTTTGCCGCTTCCTCACTCTCTATGCCAAAAGCATTGACAGCACCTTGATACACCTGCCACGCGGTCGTTGCCGATGTCACGATGTCCACCGCATCATCCAAAAGCAACGTATCGGACGCGTAACGCTTCATCTCGGAGCGTGCATCCGATAGGTTATCCTGTAACGCACCAGCCTGTCGGGCAAGGTCTTTGTAACGCTCGCTGCCACGCTGTCCTGCGCGTTCCATCTGAGCCATCTCGGCCAGCAGGTCTTTCAGCTCCTTTTTGAGGTTCGCCGTTGCATCGCCGTAGTTACCCACATTGAGCGTCATCTTGCCCGTCTCGGCTTGTAACTCCTTCATACGGGCATAGAGTTTTGCCGCCTGTTCGACAAGACCACCCGTTCCTCTCTCGGCCTGTCTCTCTGCCTCGCTCATAGCGTTCAGACGTTGCTTGATGAGGTTGTATTGCGCTGCTAATGCGTTATAGCTGCCCTCTGCCGCCATATTGGCGCGTTCGGTGTTCTTGACCTCAGTCTGCACCTCTTTTAGTTCAAGGCGTAGCCGTGCCAGTTCGTGCGCATTCGCGTCGCCAGCCTCAATGATACGGGCTTTTAGGTTGGCTATCTTCTGCGCCTCGTCCGCTGTCTGACTGATAGCCCTGCGCCCTTCCTCGGTCGCGCCAGACATATTCTTCATGCCAGCCGCCATCTCCTGCGCTTGCTTGCTCATGCTCTCGGCCATACTTGTGTAGACCTTCTGCAACTCTTCAAGCTGTGCAATCAGCGTCTTAATGCTATCGTCAGGCGCGATGATGTCAGAGTATTTAATCGGGTTATTATCCATAGAAATGCGTTCTAACGGTTTTTTATTCTTTCGGTGGGTAACTATCCCACCCTTGTCATTTTATCACTTTCTTGCGCGGTTACTGCGCTTTTTAGCCAATTTTGCCAGCGTCTCCTGCGCGGTGTAGTACTCCATGACGGTGAAACGCTTTGCATCTACGCCAAACTCTTTGCTCATGGCGAGACACAGGTCTTCAAAGGCTTTGTCCTGCACGACCTCGACGGAACGGACACCCGTCCACGTCTGCGGCTTCACGGTCGTCACCAGCTTGTCGGTGAGGGCTTGCACCTCGTCGCTGTCCTCGCCGCTGATGATGCCTTCAAGGATGAGCATCGTTCGCTTCTTCACGTCGTCGTAGTACTGACGCGCCACAACGTCATCGAACACGGCAGGGAAGTAGATGGTCAGCTCATGGTCTATTTTTTTTTTCGATGCAAGCGTTTCTGCTTGCACCTGTCCGAATGTCACGCCACCGAGCAAGTCCAATGTTCGTTGCAGACCGTCCTCGCTGATGTCGTTGCACTCCTTGCCATCGACACTTTGAATGAGCGCGGCGAAGGCCATACCAGCCAGCGGTACTTCATTCTGCATCATGTTCACGTTCTGCCGAAGGTTCTCCAGCTCCTTGACCGCGTTGTCCCTGTCGTTGGTCTTCAAGAACGTGACCACGCGCTCGATATGGCTGTCAAACTCGGCCAACGTGCCGCCAACACCAGCCGCCACCATCAATAGCTTCTGCCACTTATGGAAACGGCGGATGGGCAGCTCGTCGATGCTGTCGTACATGACCACCTTCTTGCCTTGTATCTCGATATGCTTCATAGGAATACGCGCGTTATAGGTGTAGCGAAGAACGGTGCAACGGCCATCGTGTAGTCGCCCGTGAAAGCCACGAAAGCGGCGGTAAGGATGACACACACCCACCACGATAGGCAGAAGTCACACGATGCCATCTGCGCCACCAGCTTATTGCCGTGGACTTGCAGCCACTCGACACCACCCCATTTCTCGGTGAGGATGATGACAAAAGTGGCTGCAAGAGCTATCAGAAGAATATTCTCAATCATAGCACAACCTTTTCGGGATAACCTGTCGTGTAGTCGTAGTCCTCGACCGCTTCCACGGTTTCAAGGGCTTGCACGGCTCTCTTGTGGCCTTCGGTGACATTCAGACAGTCGCTGGCGTATACCTCAACCAATCCGAGCATATAGTACCACACGTCGGTCGGGTAGGTGTATTCCTCACCGTCAAACCACTTCGTCACGCTCTCCCTTCCAGCCGCCTTCATCGCGTCAAGTGAGATGCGTAGCTGCTGCCGTGTCGCCGCATCCAGCCACATCCACTTCCCGTTCACGCTGAAAGCGTTCACCGCGTCGCTGCTGTCGTAGGCTTCAATCTCGGCCACCTTCCCCGCCTTCGCCTGTTCCAGCAACTGCGTCGGTGTCGGTGCTGGCTCAACCCACTCTTTGAAGCCCCATGCCGTGAGCTGTTCTTCACTCGGAATGCCCGAAAACACCCCATTGTCAATCTTTCTGGTCATTGTCTGACCTTCCGTGTACCACTCATGGGTGGTGCTATTATAATATCTCTTCATGACTACTCTTCTGGAATTGTTAAACCTAAATTAAACCTTGTATTATCAACAGCTTGATTTGCTTTCATTTCATCAATAGTTAATCGCCTGTTGTAAATTCTGATACAATATATATTTAACCAATTCGTATTTGACCTTCTACATAAGTACCACCCGTCATCAGGCTCGTTGAAATATTTTTCATCTGGCGATTGAGAGGTTATTTCTTGATAATTTTGCACACAACGTTCAAGGTTTGCGCTAATGGTGTGCTTCACGTTTTTTCTCATGTTACATATCCATGCTGCTTGATTTTGCAAAACACCATACTGGTTATTTGCGTAGCTAGCAACTAAAACGTTGTTAGTAACTCTACCGCCACAACTTAGTATAGGCTGGCTCGGCGAATCTGCATCAAACATTAACACAGCCTCAACAGTGTAATTTTCATTGGCATCAAGTACCGTTCTGGGTGACTGAAATCCACCGCCAATAAAAAAATTGTCGCTGTTATTAACACCGCCAGAAAATTTCACACCACCGATTAAATCCTCCCAGTCAACACCTATACTCTGATTCTTGTAGATACCATCAAGCCAGAATATCAGCCCGTCGCTGATATAAGGATTTACAACCGTTGCCCTGTTGCCCATCATCCTTCTTCTATTAACTCCAATCATACTCCCTCCTTTCATTCTTCTGCAATCTTCATGGCTGCGACAACCCATCGCAGACCGTTCCAAAGGCAGTTGATTTCATAATTCGTCATCTCTTCAATCTCAAACCCGTCCTGATACCTCACATCGGCCTCCGATGTCACCGTCAGGCTCGCCCCACCTGAGAACGGCACGCCCAGCAAGACACTCGCCACCTCGGTCGAGTCAGGAACGGGCAGCACAAGGTTCAGAACCTCGGCCTGTTCAAAACGATAGTACTTACCCACCACCGCATTCAGCGTATAGGTGGTCGCGCCTTCAATCTCGACAACAGCAAGACCTCGCTCGGCTGGCTTCCATACCTTCACCGCACCGCCCATCATCCCAGCGCATTGGCTATCCGTGCCTGCAACAAACGGGATTGTCATCCGTGATGCTGATGTACCCGCCACACCGTCCAATATCTGAACATATCCGACCGCACTCTCAATCACGGTGGACTCAATGCCGTTGCCGATGGTAGAATAATCAACATTCTCCCAAGCGTTGTAGGTGACGAAGTTACCGATATTCGTCTCTGATACCGTCTTCCACTTGTTTATGTACACGCTGTTGCCCATCGTGTTGTTCTGCAACAATACGCCGCTGTTCTCCGAGAAGTTGTTTCCGATGGTGTTCAGACGCATGGTCATGATGGCGTTTGCACCGCAATCATTGCCGAGCGTGTTGTCATCGGCCTCGTGAAACGTGTTATTGTCGCAGTTGTAGCCGAGAACATTCTTACGTGCATGCCCATAGAAGACATTCCCAGCGAGGCTGCGCTTCCCCTTCCAGTCCATCGTCTCTCCGATGACGTTATCAAGTGCAACGACGTTGCGAACCACTTTCAGCGAAGCATCCACGCCGTTGCTGTCGAAGGTGTATGCCCACCGCCAGTCGTCCTCGTCGTCAATCGTCAGACCTTCCGCAAGGTTGTCCAGCACGCCCATGTATCCGTTCACGTTCCTGCCTTCCACGCTGTCGGTGACGTTCCACCGCTTGAACTGAATGTTCTTGAAGTCATAGCCGCACTCGTTGCCAAACTCGTCCTTCATCCAGTAGATCACGCCTTTCCCGTTCGTCTCGTCTGCCCAGCTGAACCGTGTCGTGTCGTTCCAAATCGAGTATTTCAGCTGCCACGATTTCACCGCACTCTCGTAGAAGTAGTCGTCATTGTCATGATGAATGGCTCTCGCGTCCTCGCTCAGCGCGTTCTCGGCAATGGCAGTAACCAGCACATCGAAGACGTGACCGGCACTCTGCGCGTTCGTGACCGACGACGGAAGAACGGTCGCGTAGTCCGTGATTCGGTAAACCTTGCCGGAAACCAGCTTCGCACTCTGCAACTTGCTCATAAGCTCCCAGTAGGTCACGCGGATCTCTCTCTCCTTCAGAGCATCAACCTCCGCCGACAACCCTTCAATAGCAACGCGGTTCGCTTCAATGCCGTCCGCGTTCTCCGGCACCTTGTCAAGCAACTCCTGTATCTCAGGAGCAGTCTGCTTAAATCGATAAATTCCTTCCATTTCTTTTCTATTTCGTTAAGTTTCACTGCTACACAACAACACTCCTTCGCCGCCTACCAAGAACACACCATAGCAGTCAGCAAGCATCCCAGACGGCTTTTCATCATCACCACCAGAGCAACCGCTCAGACGCATGAACGGCTTCAGCAATAAGTCTAAACTGTAGGGCACCATCGACAGATGAACAGAACTCACCGCACTGCGCTCCTTGTAGCTCAAATCCACCAGCAATAGGCTCGCATGAACCACCTGCTTTGGAATCTTTCCAAACGTCAGCAACACGTTCACATAGCTACGACAAAGAAGCGCAAGCACGGCATCCTCTGCCGACTCACCATACAACTCCAGCAAATCATCCTCCAGAGTCATATCATCGTCAATTCGCAGATGCTTCCTGATCTGCTCAAGCGTCAACCATTTCATCCTTTATATCCATTTCCATTGTTTACTTCTACCTACCAAGCAAAACCCATACAAGGGTTTACCAACATCCACCCCCTCCCCCGGGCTTGGCGTAGGCAGAGGCACCGCCTCTGCAAAGTTCCGTCGAGTAAACAGGGGTACCGCCCCTGTCACTTTTCCGTGTATTTCCGTGGTTTCTGTGTGAGCAAAAAAAAAGGGGGCCGCCGCCCCCAAAAATCAAAACAAAATCTCTAAAACAAAAACTTACTAACAAATACTAATCTTTAACCCTATCACCTTCACAGGCAAAATAACAGCATATATGAGTGAAATTAAGCTCCGTGTTCTGTCGAGTAAACTGCGCCACCGCCGCAGTCCCTCCCCCCTTTCCTTAGGTTCCGTAGGCTGCGGTACTTCCGCAGCCCCTCTCTCTTCTTCCTTTCCCCCGGCATGTCATGCCGGCCTCTCCCTGTTCCTGTCGAGTAAACTGCGCCCCAGCCGCGTTCTTTCTGTGTATTTCTGTGATTTCCGTGTGCTCATTTCCTGTCCGTCTTAATCCCGCGAGTGTACCTCCCACCCCGGCAAGTCAGCTTCATCCCCCTCCGTGCCGGCGAGAATGACACATGAATCCAGTCAGGCCTCCCCTGCGAGTCCACATACTCCGCTATCAGCTTGTCAAAAGGCAAGTCAAGCTCTATCAGCTTCCGCAACAGCTTCATGTTATCCTCTCTCCTGTCTGAAACCGTCCTGATGTCCGCCGCCTGTCCATACAAATGTTGCGAGTTCGTCGCCCCGCCAACCGCCTTGTTCAGCTTCTCACACCGATACCCGCTCGTCACAACTATCGGCTCTCCCCAGGCCTCTCTCAGCGGGTCAAGAATATTCTCCCCAAGGGCCGTCAGGTTCACCCTCACAGCCTTCGTCGGCGTATTGTCAATCCCAAGCCTCTTGGCCGTCGCCGACCGCGTCAGTTCATCAATGGTAAAGTACTTCATATCTTCTCTTCTCTTTTTTCAGCCACAGTGCAAGGCGCATCTCCGCCTTGCGATATAAACTCCTTCAAATCAGGTATCTTCTCCACAAACTTCATGCTCACCAAAAAGTGTAGGAACGCAATAAACCGATAGATCGTCGTCCCCTTCACAAGTATTTTCTTCCAGTTGTTGAGAATGTTCACCGAATAGAACCAAATCGCGGCAAAATATATCGCCGTCAGACACTGCACCGCCGAGTCCTGTTTATGAAGGAAGTGTCCCATCACGAACACAAACGCCCCAATTCCGCACAATATGCAGCACTCATAGAACGCCTTGAATGCCTTCTTCCACTTCCATCCTTCACCGTGGATGCAGTCTTCTATCCACCCGCTCAGGAAGTTCACACCAAGCAGAATGAGTATCGCAACCATCAGGTCTTGTATCGGCATGAAGAACCCGCTCAATGCCGACATCACCATCAACAACACCGCCTTAATATGGTCAATCATTTTTCTCCTTTTTATCGTTTAGTAAACCGAGGCACCGCCTCGGTCCCCTTTCGGCTCCATCAAAGACAACACACCACTGCGCAACACAAACGGCCAGCCTGAAACAACCCGACGAATGGCTGACTGCCCTTTCGCGTCAACGCTGGCGCAGCCGTCGTGATATATCCGGCTGCCAAGCTCACACTCTTCAATGTCACGGCCACCCATGTACAGCTGGTTCCCAAGCTCCTTCTGCAAGTTCACCTCCTGCTCCTGACCGTTTACATCCTTTATAACAACTTTCCTAAAATCCAATTCCATAACCATTTTATCATTTTATCCACAGGCTTCCATGTACGAAGCGGCACCGCCGCTTCCATATACCCGAAAAAAGACAAACTCAGGTTTACTGGTCTAACTCCAGCAGCACCCCACGCCAAACATCATCACGCCAGTCCCTCCCGATGCTGACAGTATACATCGTACTGCCTGCAAGACTCACCTTCGTCATTGGGTCAATATCACCGCCAGCACTCACCAATAGCTCCGCCTCAATGCGCCGCCGTGAATGCCGCCAGTACCGCGTCACACGGTCAGCAACATGCTGCTCGGGAATCTCCTGATGGGCACCATACAAAACCTTCTCCACATACC